GCAGCTTTGTTAAACACTGGTTTTTCAAGCTTCAACTCAGGTGATGGCGTTACATTGTTTGCTACTAACCACCCAACTGTTGGTGGCGGTACAAACGCTAACAAGCTCGCAACTAATGCAGACTTGAACGAAACTTCACTAGAGCAAGCAGTTATCGATATTGCAGCGTTCACAGACGAACGTGGCCTATTGATCGCGGCTCGCCCTCGTAAGTTAATCGTTCCACCTGCGTTGATGTTCGTGGCAACAAGACTGCTACAGACAGAGCTTCGCACAGGTACAGCGGATAACGATACAAACGCATTGCGTTCAAATGGATCGATCCCTGAAGG